ATTAGCACAAATGCAATTAGTTCCTGTTCGTTATGGTGATATTAATCGTATGGCAGCACACATAACAAGAGAAAATAGTGAAAACATTGTTAACACTGTTCCTTTTATTAGTTGTTATGTAACTAATTTAGCAATGGCGCCAGAACTAAGAACATTACCATCTCATGTAGATAAAGTTCAAGTTATAGAAAAGAAATATGATGATACTACAGGTGAGTATTCAAACGAACCAGGTAATAGATATACTATTGAACGACATAACCCAGTTACTTATAAGTTATCAATGAACTGTGACATATGGACATCAAACACAGAACAAAAATTACAACTAATGGAACAAATACTTGTATTATTCAATCCAACACTTGATATCAAAACCTCAAGTAATCCATATGACTGGAGTTCATTAAGTTATGTAGAAATGGTTAATACTGCATGGAGTAGTAGGAGTGTGGGTTCAAGTATTGACGATATTATAGACGTTGCATCATTAACATTTGATATGCCGGTGCTAATTAATCCTCCTGCAAAAGTTAAACAACAAAAACTTATACACACAATTATTAATCAAATGTATAATTTAGACGAAGCAGATTTAGATAATTTTAAAGAAAATAATGCATTTGACAAATCTACAGTAGAATACACTGTTGTTACATTTGAAGACAGAAAAATTAAATATGAGAATAATGAAGTAACATTACTTGCTCTTGATGGATCTAATTTAGATTCAAGTGATCAACAAATTACATGGGCTGAAGATTTAAAGAAATTTGGAGTATTACGTGATGGCATTAGTCAAATTAGGCTAAGAAAAAGTTCAACTCCGGGCGACGATGATAATGATATTATAGGAAAACTATATGAGCATCCAAATGATCCTCAAAAATTATCAGTAACCATAGACCAAACAACACTACCAACTAATACATTACAACCAATTGACGGTGTAATAAATGGTATGGTAAACTATCCAGGAGATGGGACTGTTCCTACTCCAACTGTTGCAGGAATTAGATACTTATTAATGGATTCTATTCCTGTTAGTTCAAATTGGAATGGGTTATCAACTGCTAACAAATATGATATTGTAGAATTTAACGGCACTAGTTGGTCAATAGTATTTAATGCTAGTGCAAACCAATCAGCTACACATCATTGCATTAACCTAACAACACAAGATCAATTAGAATGGAATGGCAAAAACTGGGTTAATAGTTATGAAGCTGTATATAATGCAGGATTCTGGAGAATCTATTTATAATGATAGAAGCAAGTGGCTGTATCTTTTTAAGCATAGACACAGGAAGAATTTTATTACAACTTAGAAGTAACAATGTTACTCATCCAAAAACTTGGGGGTTCTTTGGTGGTAAAAGCGAAAAAGACGAAAGACCTATTGAAACACTAAAAAGAGAAGTTATTGAAGAAATAGGCGATTGGCCTGAAGCAGTAAAAACTATCCCAATAAGTAAATTTACTAGTAGCAATGGTAGATTTATATATAACAGTTTTGTTGTTACTGTTAATAATGAATTTATACCTAGTTTAAATGATGAGAGTGATGGGTTTGCTTGGGTTGATATAGGCAAGTGGCCTAAGCCATTACATCCAGGTGCAAAAATACAGTGTAAATCAAAAGATTTTTTAAAGAAAATAAAAACTATCTACGCAAATGCATAGATAGTTTCTAAATTAGTTTACTTTTAAGGAATTTTTATTAGTTGGCACTAATACGTTTTTTCATACTTTCCACAAACTGTTCACGTAACCACTCAAAATCATTAATTTTATTTAGAGCTTCTACATCATCTTTATTTGCTTCTCCGTATGCTTTGCCTTCATTTGCACCTTTAATACAGTAACGTCCAAAACGTTCACCATTGTCAACCTCACACCAAGTCTTTAACCGATCTTCGGTTTCTTTAACTGGAGCATTAGGATTGATTTGTGATGATAGTTTTACACACTCGCGAAATGCACTACGCCATGTTCTAAAGGGGTCTCTATTAAATCTTGTTACGTTAGAAACGTCTCTTACAGGCTGATAGAATGCTGAGCCTGTGCTAAAGTCTGGAAGAACGTGTCCCATTTCCATAATTTGTTGTCTTGGAAATAACTTAACTCCTCCATACCCATATCTTAAATCGTTAATTGGATTTCTGGCATACCAAACATATGTTGTATTGGCACGTTTTGCCATAGGTGGGATATAGTCAAAACAAAAATCATCATGTATGTCTGCATCTGCATCAACAATATATATCATTTCTGATTTTGCCATCTCTCCTGCTTTTTTATGTGCGTTTCCAATACCTTCTATATTTTTTACATGAATGGCATCTGGAAACCGTAATTTTAATTTTTGATAATTTGCATCTGCTTCAGCTTCATGGAAACTAATCATAACAATATCAAAATCTGCTTCGTGATAAGAACCTATCACTTTATTTTTTACTGTTCCGTGTATTACTCCGCCTGTTGGGACTAATTGAATGTCTCCCCAATTTACAGGACGGCCTGTTCTTTTAATTACTTTTGGAAATTTGTGTATAACATTGTGTCCTACATCGCTTGGTTTATAGTGCCAAGGAAAATTAGGATTTAAAGTTGTGCCGTTGACAACAACCCATACCATATCTGTTTTACCTGTATAATCTGCTACGTGTTCTGCTAACAAATCTGTATCTGTTGTTTTTTGATCTACGTAAACTATTGGATATGGACTAAAGATAAACTTCTTTAATCTATCCCATGGTGTAATAACACTTTGTCCTTTAAAACTAAGTAAATTGTTATTTTTTGAAATTTTACTAATCATAGCAATCGCCTTTTATTGTGTATTCTTTTGTTCCTATATGTGCAACTCTATCGCTTAACGCATTATCAACATGTGATACATATCCATGCGTTGCTGCTTTCTTACAAAAATATATATCTTCGCCCATCAAGTTAGTATAGTCATCATTCCATTCAACACTATAATGTGGTCTTGATATATTTTCATATACACATTTATTTACCAATAACAAACCACTGCCTAATGCAAATACTTCTTCAACACCATTTCCAGTGAAAACTCTTTTGTCTAAATTGTTTTCACTTTTAAACGCTACTGGTCTATGTGGTTTTACTCTGGTGCTATAATTTGCTCCTACAATATCTTTTTTATGTGATAGTAATGTAAACAATGCATCAGGTGGAAATTTCATATCACTGTCAACCCAAAATAAATGTGTTGCATTTGTATCTAAAACTTCATCAACTAATTGTTGACGTTGCATTGCTACTTCACTTCCCATAACCATATGTAGAGAAACTTTTTGACCTTGCTCTCCACACTTTTTCATAAGCATGGCTAGACTGTAAGTAAATGTAGATGTTACATGGTCCCTTACTGGAACACATATTGCAACATTTGAGGTAGGATCAGGTTTCTGTATAAACTTGGGTATGCTTACCATCTAATAATTAGTCAGTAAGCTCTTGGCCAAGTTCTGCTTCAATATCTTGAACTGAATCGTTTAATGATTTAGCAAGTGTTGTAGCTGATTTTACACATGAAGCAAATGCGTCATCACTTAATGATGCCATGTAATTCATGTGTTCTGGTTGAACTTTACCAATTGTAAGAATATCGATTGCTGCCAATCGAGCTAGACGTTGTGTCCAGTAATCTTCTTCAGTGGCTTCAATTCCACCTATTAAAGCGTCAAATTCGCCGTTTTTAGCAACAAAATCAGTAGCCACTGCTTCTAACATTGCTAAGTCTGGGTGGTTCTGTGATCGAGCTTGCATTAGTTCACTTTGTAATTCTAATGCTTGTCTTTCAATTGTTGGATGAGCACCCAACAAAAATGTTTCGATTTCAAATCGTGTTCTTAGACTCATAGTTTTCTCCTGTATTGAGTATACTTGTATATATCTGTTTAATTATACAACAAAATGCAAACACTGTCAAGAGCTACTTGACAGTGTTTTTTAAAAATCATATAATTATGATGCGCCTGTTGAGTTAGGGTTTTGCCATCCGCCAAAAGTGGCTGATAGGCTAATGTTCGTGGTCACATTAGGTGAGATAAATGTTCCTAGTTGGTATAGTGATACTGTTCCACTAAGTCCAAAATAGTCACGGACTGTGCTCATGCTAATTTGTGATCCGGTTGCTGGTAATGCCATTCTTGTTACTCCTCGAGTTTATTAACGTTAACAAACAATCGTTTGCTAGTTATATTTATCGTATTCGATATATTAATTTTATTAATGTTTAATTTCTTCTGATACCTTTTAAGAACTCAATATCATGTTTTAATTTGTCAATTTGTTCTTGCTGTTCTTTAATAGCTTCGATAAGAACACCTACTATATTTCCGTAGGCTACAGATTTATAACCTGTATTGATATCGTTATGCACTACCTCTGGTAATACTTTTTCTACTTCTTGTGCTATAACTCCAGTTGAGCGTTTTAGCTCACTGCTTAGTGTATCTGTTTTATCAAACATAACTCCTCGCAGATTTTTTACTTTGTTTAGTGCATCTTCGATTGTTGTTATATCACTTTTTAGTCTTTCGTCTGAGTATGCTGTAACATCACCAGATGCTGTAAAGCTACCTGTGTAGTTACCACTCATTAGAAACTCTGTTCCACTTAATGTTAATCCGTTGCCTGCTGTGTATGTTGTGTTTGTATCAGTAAAAGATGTAATGTATCCTGCACCATTAGTCAATTGATTATTGTTAGTAGGAATTGTTGGCTTATTAGATAAGTCATTATAATTAATTGTTCCTACACTTGTTAAATATCCACTGTCGTTTGCAAATGAACTTACATTAGTTGGTATACGTGCATCTACTCTTGTATTAGTAAAATATAAATTTCCTGCTTCTGTAATATCGTCTGTATCTAATGCGCCTGTTCCACCTGATACTGATGTATCAACATATGCCTTAGTTGCGGCATGATTTGCACTACTTGGTGCGCCACTTAATGTAAGTGCGCCTGTCATAGTGTCACCTGCTTTAGCAACTTTTGTTCCTATTGCGGTGCTAAGTGTTGTGCTAAGATTTGCGTCATCTCCAAGTGCCGCTGCTAATTCGTTTAATGTATCTAGCGTTCCTGGTGCACCATCAACAATTGCAGCAACTTCTGTATCTGTATATGCTTTTGCATCTACTTCGGCTTGATCTGCATATGATTGATATGCACTTGTAATTGCTGTTTCTCTTGTATCCGTGTATGCTTTTGCATCAACTAATGCCGCGTCTGCTTTGGTAGTTGCATCTGTTGCCGCTGTGCTAATTGCATCTGCTTCGGCTGTATCTGCATATGCTTCTGTAGAAAAATTATTAGTGCTTAAATATGAACTTACACGTGCATCTGTATAATATAAATTACTTGAACCTTCAGCTAACGAATCAGTATCTGCCATCACTCCACTTGATACCGCAGTATCAACGTATGCTTTAGTTGTGGCATGATTTGCACTACTTGGTGCACCACTTAGTGTAA